AACGGCGATCTTCTTTGCGTTTATTCTGGCTTTTTCGGCGGGCTGGCTGGTTAAAGGTTGGCATCAAGACAGCCTTGAGTTGGTCGCACTAAAAACAGCGAATGAAATCAATAACGCCAGTTTAAAGGCTCAACAAGATTTAGCGAGTCAATCAGCCAGGACGTTAGAAAATAAATTAGAGGAACTCGCCAATGTGCAACCGCCTGAAATACGCACCGAAATTATTAAGCCTGTGTTCACTAACCTTTGTGTTAGTGATGATTTTGTCAGGATGTACAACGAAGCAATCGACAGTGCCGAACGTACCCTATCAGGAAAATCTACTGACAAAATGCCCGACAACATTACCAAAGCTAAACGGTAATACTGGGGCGGATTTAGCCACTGCATTATTAGAATATGTTGAAATTTACGGAAAATGTGCTGTGAGGCATAACCAATTAACGGACGAAATTCGTCAAAGGATGGAAAAATGAGTACCAAGAAAAACACAATTACTTTAGTCGTGATGGGCAAAGAGCTGGTTTTTGAACCCAATATGACCGCGTACAATGGCTGGTTAAATGCGATTTCTGCCGACGATAAAGTGGCGCCTACTGTTACCTATTTGCGCCGAATTATTGCCCCTGAAAGCAAAGAAGCCTTAACAGAGATTTTAAATATCCCTGGTTCGGCAATGCAGTTACTGGAAAAAGTAAACTCAGAATATGCGCCAAAACTGGATATTGAACTAAAAAACTAACGGCGCGAGTCGAAGCGATTGAACGCAGTGCCCTCGGACAATATATGGCGTTACGACGGCACTATCTCCCTCATGAGCAGGATGATATCGACAGCTTCGCATGCGCAATTTGGCTAGATAATCACTTCACAGAAAATCACCGCATCGCGGTCGCAAATGGCATTGCATTAGCTTTCAAGGGTGAATGATGAGTACATTAGATTTTACACTCAGCATGATTGATAAAGTCACTCAGCCCTTGAAGGCCGTGCAAGCAGGTGTGACTCAATTTGCTGAAACCTCACAACAGGCGTTTAAAAATATCGCGGTCGGCGGGGCGGGCTTGGCTGGCTCCGTCTTTGCGTTAAAAAACGTCTTAGATCCCGCGTTAGCGATTCAAGATGCCCTTGATATGGCGAAAGTCACGGGTGTTGATGATGGTGCAATGAAAAAAATCACCGATGAAGCACTCACTTTCAGTGCGCAATACGGTAAATCGGCGGTGCAATTCGTTGAGTCCTCTCTCTCTATCCGAAAGGCCATTAGTGGCATTTCAGATAATGAACTCCCGCAGCTAACCAAAATCAGCAACATTACGGCATCAGCACTAAAAACTACGGCTGAAGAATCCAATGCCTATATGGGCAAAATGTTTTCTCAGTTTCAAGGCTATGCCGACAGCGTGGGCAAAGTGACGTTCGCGGAAGAGCTGGCAGGCAAAGCCGTTATTATGTCGCAAACCTTCGGCACGTCGATGGCTGAAATTACTGATTTGATGGAAGGGGCGCGTTCTGCAGGTACGCAATTTGGTGTCGGTATTGATGAACAGTTAGCCGTATTAGGCGAGTTGCAACGTTCATTAGGCACAGAATCCAGTAGCGCGTATGAGTCGTTTCTGTCAGGGGCAACGGACGGGGCTAAAAAACTCGGTCTATCGTTTGTTAATGCGTCAGGGCAAATGCTGACGATGCCTGAAATGCTGGAAAAGTTACAAGGAAAATATGGCAAGTCCATTGCAGGTAATTTAAAGGCTCAAAAAGAAATTGAGGACGCATTTGGCGATTCCGCTATTGTCGTGAAATCACTGTTTAATAACGTCGAGGTATTACGTAAAAATATTACCGCATTAGGCGGTGATGATGGCATGAAACGTGCCACAGAAATGGCCAGTATGTTGGCTAATCCGTGGGAGCGGTTATTGTCGATTTGGGAGTCTATCCGCATTGCCGTGGGTATGACACTGTTACCCGTGATTGTGCCCCTGGTGAATAAAATTGCTGATATGGGGAAAATGCTCGTGCGTTGGTTGAAGCTATTCCCCAATATTGCCCGTGCTATTGGTTATGTGGTGGCGGGGTTTATTGCATTTACGGCCATGGGGGCGATGGCCAATATCGTATTGGGGGTTGGTCGATTGCTATGGGTCGGTATTTTGCCGTTGTGGAAAACGGGCGGAGTGTTATTGTCCTTGATGAAAGGCAAATACGATTTAGTGACAAAAGCCACAGGCTTTTTTAGTGGTTCCCTCGTCAAATTAACGAGATTTTTAAACATCACCAAAATGGCCTCGTTTGCTACAGCATTAGGATTTACTTCTATTACATGGCCTATTTTATTATTAATCGGTTTATTTGCCCTAATTGCGATCGCCGTTGTGAAATTTTGGCAACCCATCAAGGCATTTTTTAAAGGGTTTGTGCAAGGGTTTTTAGAGGCCTTTGACTCTATGTCGCCCGTTGGTTCCATGTTTGACGATATTGGCAACGCGTTGGGTGTGGTGTGGAAAGCGGTAAAAAGTGTGTTCAATTGGTTTACAGATTTACTCACACCGATTGAATTTTCAGAAGATGCGCTCAACCAAACGACAAATGCGGGGAAAATATTTGGTAAGAGTGTCGCGAAGGCTATCGAGTTATTAACGTTACCGTTTCGAATGGTCATTAAAGCTGTGGGCTGGATTGTGACGGCTTTTATTAATGCATCGAAATGGATTTCTCAAACATGGAATGACCTAAAAAACAATATCATGACTGCATGGGGGGCTACTGTTCAATTTTTAGAACGCATCTCCCCTGTCAGAGTGTTTGCCAGCTTTTGGAAATCCATTACCCGTATCACGAATTTGATGTATGCAGGTATTGCCAAAGGTTGGGATGCAGTGTGCCAGTGGTTTTTCTCACTGTCACCTGCGCAAGCCTTTATTGAGATTTATAACACGGTATCACAACTGTTTGCCAATTTATGGAATGGGATTGCAGGCGGTTGGGATGCACTGTGTGGCTGGTTTGAAAACTTCTCTATTAGTGACACCTTTAACGGTATTTCAGATTCGATTAAAGGTGTTTTTGATGGGCTGTGGAAATGGTTAAGTGACAGCTTTAACGGTGTGTTTAATGCGGTGGCCAGCAAATTAAATTATCTGCCTGGCGTCAATATCGATTTAAAAGAAACTGAAACCGCCGTCGTTAATTCGGCGTTACCCAGTGTGCCGGTTCAAGCTGATTTAAATGCCATTAATCAAAACCAACCAAACCGCCGTTTTGATTATCAGCCGTCATTATTAACAGGGAATGAGTTAAAAGGCATTAACAAAGGTGGTTTGAGTAAAGAGATCAATAACAATCAAACCAGCGTTGACAACCGCAGGCAATACGGAAATATCACGATTAATAATGGCAATGTGATGACACCTGCGGATTTGGAAGAGTGGGGCGCGTTGAATTAAGGATAATGCCATGGAACAGGCGAAATATATTGATTTACTGATAACAGAGCGTGATTTCACGCTCAATGCGGGCTTTGAGCCGATATTGTGTAATAACCGTCAAAGTATTACGCAAGATATTGCGCATGCGATTGTTGAGAGCGGTTTAGCCACCCAATTAGTGGCCGAACGTAGCCCAACCTTGCGCGCTGATATTCGTATGCAGATTGTGTTACTGGTTGAAGATGATGAGCGACTTATTCCAGGCACCATTATTGTTGATGAAGAAAACGTAAAAAAATTATGGGTGACCGCAGACACTTATGATTTTGGCCGTATTAGTGTCGGGGTGAATTATGGCGAATAAACAACGTCCACAAATTGACTACGAGTCGGCATTAAAAGATAACGGCATGCCGATTACTGCCGATGAAATTAATCAGCAATTTAACGACATTGTGAAAGAAGAAGGCTTAATTACCAATACGTCCAATATGTCACCATTTTGGCGCTTAATTAATACTCTTGTCACTACGCCCGTTCAGTGGCTCAAAGATGTCTTGATTAATTTGGTGTTCACCAATATGTATCTGGCTACTGCATCGGGTTCATGGCTAGAAATGTTTGCCTGGGGCGTTAACCTGCAACGTAAGCCCGCCACCAAAGCCAAAGGACAAGTGCGTTTTTACCGAATCGCGGGGCAAAATAGTGTTACGGTGCCAGCGGGTACTATCGTGCAGACAGAGCGCATTAACGGGCAGATTTACAGTGTGGTGACCACGGAAACCGTGACGATTGAAAAAGAGTCTGCCCTGATTGCGGTTGATGCCAGTGACGCAGGCGGAGCCTTTAATCTGGCACCAGGCTATTTTCGTATTCTTCCCGTTGCCGTGCCAGGCATTGAACGAGCGCAAAACGAGGAAAATTGGTTATTGGTGCCAGGTGCGGATAAAGAGAGCGATGATGATTTACGTGACCGTTGCCGTAATCAATATAATCTAGTGGGGAACTACCACACTGACGCGGTATATCAAGGCATGATTGCCAGTGTCGTCGGTTTGAGTATTGACCGCATTTTCTTTTTGCATGATGCGCCTCGAGGCGCGGGTACCGCCAATGCGTATTTATTGTTAGACAGTGGCGTCATTAGTCAGCCGTTTATCGACAAAGTTAACGATTATGTCAACACACAAGGGCATCACGGGCACGGTGATGATATGCAGTGCATGCCCATGCCTGAAACACACCATGCCATTAAGTTAACGGTATTTGTGCAAAATCTCGCTAATTTAACCGATAACGAGCAAGTCAAATTACGGCAAGACATTGAAAATTTAGTGCGTTGTGCGTTTCGTGAAAACACCAGTTATGACGTGAAAAAAACATGGCCCTACTCGCGTTTTTCATTTTCTAATCTAGGACGTGAAATTCACCGCCATTTTTCCTTGGTTGATTCCCTGCAATTTAATCAAACGGACATCATCAGTGAATTGAGTGTGCCCCGTTTAAAATCGCTGACCGTGGAGCTACAAGATGCCTGATTTCAAGGAACGATTAAAAGGCTTAAATTTGCCGTCATGGATGAACCAAGGTGAACCCGCAAAACTGTTAAATGCGGTGCGTAAATTTTGGTCGGGTGTTTATGACTGGATGTTATGGCCACTCAAACAATTGGACGCAGAAACTTGCTCAGAAGAATTGTTATCAGTGCTGGCCTATCAGCGCGATATTCACCGTTTTAAAGGGGAGCCATTAGATTTATTTCGCAAGCGGGTAAAATTTGCCTTTATCAATGCCCGTGATGCGGGGTCGGTCAGTGGTTTTATTGCTATTTTTGAGCGCTTAGGCGTGGGCTATGTCGAGCTGTTAGAGCGTCAGCCTGATATTGACTGGGATGTCATTATTTTACGGGTCAGTGACGGACAAATCGCAGGCAACCCCGATTTATTGATGGGCATTATTCGCCAGTATGGGCGCACGTGTCGCCGTTATCGTTTTGAAGTGATCACCAATAATCAATTAGTGATGCGGTTTGGTTGGGCTGATTGTGAATATCAGACCTTTGGCGCATCACTGTTACAAGGAGAGTAACAAATGTCACAATCTATTATTACAACGGCATTTGAGCGCTGGAAAGCCCAAGAGTCGATTGATGGAAACTTGATTGTGTTAGACGAGTTCGTCTTTGCATATATCCCGAATTTAGAGATTGAAAAACCGATTGACCGCAATGAAGGCTTGCCCGATGCAAAATATATCGTGCATCGCCAAACCGTGAATAAAACGGGCGTCGTCAATCAAAATGCGGTGGCCTATTCGGTCACTATCGGTGCCGAAATTGGTGATTTTGATTTTAACTGGATTGGGCTATTAAATAAAAAATCGGGCACGGTAGCGATGATTGTGCATGCGCCTACCCAACGAAAAATTAAAACCCAAGCAGGGCAACAGGGCAACGTGTTAACCCGTTCTTTCTTGCTGGAGTATTTAGGTGCCAGCAAAGAAACCGCTATCAATACCCCTGCCGAAATGTGGCAGATTGATTTTACCGCCAGACTTTCTGGCATTGATGAAATGCAACGCCTAGTTAATACCGACAGTTACGGTGAGGCCTCTTTTTTTGATGATGCGTTTTTAGTGGCTAAGACAGGGAATCAATATTTTGTCACAAAAGGTATTGGATACATCGGTGGTTTACGGGCGGAATTAATCACAAACCAAAATATCACCGTGCCTGCGGAAAATACCAAAGTTTATGCTGATGTGAGTTACCAGGGCAATATTACCAGTCGTTGGCAAACCCACATTAAGCTGACCGTCAAACCTGATTTAAAAAACTATATTGATAATGCAGGTTTTGCGCATTTTGTGTTTGCGATAGCGTCGATTTCAGCGGACGGAAAAATTACCGATTTACGCCCTAAAGGAACACTGGATTTTCAGCAATTAGATGATGCGTTAAAGAAACATGCTCAGTCTCGTAATCACCCTGATGCAACATTAACTGCCAAAGGGTTTACTCAACTGACGGATAAAACAGGTGCTAGTCAGGCATTAACTCCAACACAAAAACTAGTGACCGACTTACATAATAACGCAATGGCATCAGCAAAATCGGCTAACGACAATGCCAATACGCGATTACCTTCAACAGGAACAGCCGTTGCCTCACAAAAGCTGGCGACTCCGCGCAAAATTTCAGGTGTCCTTTTTGATGGCACAAAAGATATTACTTTATCCGCAAGTGATGTCGGAGCATCGACACCTGCACAAGTGAATGAAGCCAAAACCATGGCAAGCAATGCGCAAAATACAGCAAACAGCGCAGTAACCAAAGCAGATAAAGCACAAAGTACGGCAAACAGTGCGGTTACGAAAGCCGACAATGCCCAAAAGACCGCCAATGATGGTGTGAGCAAAGCCAATACTGCACAAACCACAGCCAATAATGCCAATAACAATGCCAATGGCCGTGTGCCTAACACTCGTAAAGTGAATGGTAAGGCATTAAGTGCGGATATCACCTTAAACGCGGGTGATGTGGGCGCATCAACCCCCGCACAAGTCAATGAAGCCAAAACCATGGCGACCAATGCGCAAAATACGGCAAACAGTGCGGTGACTAAAGCCAATACTGCACAAACTACGGCGAATAATGCCAATAACAATGCCAATGGCCGTGTGCCAAATACTCGTAAAGTGAATGGTAAGGCATTAAGTGCGGATATCACCTTAAACGCGGGCGATGTGGGCGCAGGACTGAAATCAACCGCAAACCGTTCGGTAAATGGTTGGTGGAAATGTCCTGATACGGGCATCATTATTCAGTGGGGGATCACGAAAGTGATGGATAATAATTTTCCAATACCATTTCCTAATGCTGTTTTTAGTTTACAACTTACGCATGGGCCAGGTGCAACCAACGCACGCTACTACGGCATTCAAACTATAAGTAAGAGTTCATTTAGAGCGTGGACTGATTATGAAATGTGGTCAACTTATTTTTTAGCAATAGGATATTGATATGTATTATTTTAGTGCGAAAAAAAATTTATTTTATCCAGAGGAAATGAAAGATATTTATATATCAACGGACTCTTTTCCTGACGATGTTATTTTAGTTGATAATTCTGTTTTTAATGAGTTTGTCGCCAATTCACCACCAGAAGGGAAAACAAGAGGTGTTGATAACAAAGGGAAACCATGTTGGTTAGATATTGCACCACTTAGTCATGAGCAATGGTTAGATAAATCAAAACAACAACAACGATTTTTACTGGCTCACGCTAATGAGGTTATTGCTCCTCTTAAAGATGCACAGGATGGTGGATATATTGAACATGAAGATATTGCTCGTTTAATATCATGGCAAAAATATCGTTATAAATTAACGAAAGTAGACTTTTCTAATTATCCGAATATTCAATGGCCGGAGAAACCGCAATGAAATGGCAACGTAAGCGATTCGCGCTTTCAGGCGATTTAACGGGCATTACCTGTTCATTATTACCCGTTCACCCGTTTATTTATGGTGTCGGACAAAACACTGCCACAGGCAGTTATTTAAGCCCCACCAATGCAATTCATTATATTGCGAATAAAATTCAGGGGGCGGGTGAGGTTGATATTGTGGTGACGATGATTTGTGCCCGTACCCATGACGAGTTTATCAATGCAATTCAAGGCTTTTCGGGGGTATTGCCTTTGCCTGTGTTTAGCCAAGTTGAACGTATGGCCAAAACCGCCGAAAGCCTAAATATTACCAAAATGCAGATACCGGCTAAAACGATAGCCGGTATTCCAGACCCGCAAACATTATCAACCAATAACAGCCGTACAGTGATTAATGCGGGATTAATTGAAAAAGCAAAAAGTGAAGCCTCAAGCGGGGCTAGTGTTGCTGGGTTACTTTCTAGCGTAAAAGGATTTGCTGAAAGTCGAAAAAATATCTTGCAAGGCATGGCCGATTCATTGACGGGATTACTGGGAAAATCAACCACGGTTTGGGTGTTCCAGGGAAAAGGTAACGGCGCGGAATTAGCCGAGAAAATGAAAAAAGAAATTCCTGAACAAGATGCGGTTTACACCTTGGCTACGCTTTTTGCGGGCGATATTGATGCAATCAAAGGAATGATGCATGACACAGACACCACTTTACGAAAATAACACACCGAAAATCAGCCAAATCATTACGTTGGCGCTGGACGGTGAAGCCATTTTATTAAAAAACCTGACCGTCACACCCTCGATGATGTATCAGGACAAAGACCAATCAGGGCAGTCCTCAAGTACCGTCAACAGTGAGCAGGGCATTAAGCCCAAAGAGCTCCGCATTACGGGCACTATTCCTTTCACCGAAGAAAAAACATTAACCCGTTTATTTGCCTTAGCAGAAGCCAAAGAGAACGGACTACTAAAACGCTACCGTGTCGCCAACCGCATGGCTAGTGCGATTAATTTTCGTCTTGGCACATTCACCAATGGCATTGATGCGTCAAAGATGGACGGTAAACAAGCCTGGCAAGTCACCTTTACCTTACGTGAACATTTATCCGTACCCGAAAAACGCGAAAGTCGTTCAGCAGGGCAAGTTAAAGCCAAAACACAAAATATGAGTAATAAGTCAAAAGCCAATGGCGAAGGAACGGCAGAACAAGAGCAGGAATTAAGCTGGTTTGAAAAAAATGTATTGAAGCCAGTTAATGATGCGTTGGGAGATTAAAAGATGAAACCAATTAATCGACTTTATTTATCCGGTGATGAAACGCACCTTGTCGACGTTAAAATGGTGCTGGAATTATCGCAATGTGGCCGTGGCTTTATTACGGCTAAAACCGATACCGATTACACGGGTAAATTGGTGCGCCTTGATATTGGCTACACAGATTTACTCTTACGGTATTTCACGGGTTACGTAGAACGTTCGCAACCGTCACAAAACGGTTTTCAAAAATTGTTTGTGCGGGAGTTAGTTGGTGTATTCGACAGAATGTGGCCGTGCTCTTTTCAGCATCCCACCTTAAAACAGATCACCGATTATCTAAAAGAGCACAGCGGATTACATTTTGTGTTACCGGATGCCGAATATGTGAATACTCCAATCCCACATTACACCCATAATGGCACGGGCTATCAATTATTAAATAGCCTGGGAAAAGTATTCAATATTCCCGATTATGTGTGGTATCAAACGCCCGATGGTGACGTATTCGTGGGAAGCTGGGCGGATTCATTCTGGAAAGATAAAGAGGTCGAAATAGACAATCAATTCTCTTCTGAACAACGTGCCGGTAATCAAATGACCATCCCTATGGTGCAAAGTTTACGCCCTGGTGTGAAAGTAAATAATAAACGATTAGAGCGTGTGGCGCTGGATAACGATAATATGACGTTAACGTGGATAAGCCCTGATGCTATCACTGGGAGAGCCGAAAACCGCACCATAGCCCAACAACAAATTGATAATGCCTACCCCGAGCTTTCGGCAGGATTGCACTTGCCGAAATTTGCCCGTGTTGAAGCACCCACCGAAAACACTACCGCGGGGGATATTTCTGATCCATTCAGACCAAAATATGCGGTTGATGTGCAAATGGTTGATGCCGACGGTAATGATGTGGCACCCGTTTATCACGCGGTGCCGTTACCGTTGCCCATGGCAGGCAATGAGTCGGGGATGTTTCAATATCCGCCTGTGGGTTCGATGGTTGAAATTGCATTTGAAAATGGCCGTGCAGATAAGCCCTTTATTCGCCAAGTGTTAAGTCATGGCAATACCTTGCCCGACATTAAGCCAGGCGAACAACTGCAACAGCAACGTCAAGAGGTATCACAGCGGGTAACACAAGACGGCACATGGCATCGTCAAACTGACCAAAAAATTATTGAAGAATCGATGCACCGTGAAGTTAAAACCGACACAGAAAATCGCACGGTTATCGCCAGAGAAACCACCGTACAAGCCACCGATAAAACTACCGTGATAGGCACAAGCAAGTTAATGGCAGGTGCCATTATGCAAATTGCAGAGGGTGACTTTAGCCAGGCAACACAAGCCAATAAGGTTGTGGCTGTTGGCAAAAATATGACGGTTGATGTGGGCCAACAGTTAGAAGAAAAAATCGGGGCAGTGCGTTCCAGTATCGCTGGCGCGATGCAAAAAATCACGGCACCGGTTGTTTATTTAGGTAATGAACAATTGAATGTGATGCAATGCATGTTAGATACCTTAGATGTGGTGAATGAGTTAGCTGCACTCACTGCAAGTCATACTCATAATAACACGGGCGGTCCGTTAAATGCCTCAGCCATTAGCAACACAGGCACCAAATCAGCAGGACTTAAACAGAAGTATTCACCTGTCATTGGGTGATAAAATCGTTACCATTCTTGCCCGCGCTTGCGGGCTTTTTTACACCCTCAATATAACCACTTCTACGCCACGCTAAGGCGTTCAATACTCACAATACATCTGCGTTAGCTCAAAATGGATCGCATCGATAGCGCGTGGCTCAGTGCGCGCAATATCCACGAAATAAAATCATTCGCCACGTAAAACGCACTACTCCGCACCCGCCTGCACAATTTGGATCAAAAAAATATTTCAGTTTGAATTTTTTACAAAACATATCGCAAGGGCGCGCGGGGATTGGGTTCTTTGCGTAAGCGTCAAACTGAAATGATTGTAAAAGATTTCAGGTTATTTCAGTTTGAGGAATAGAAAAAGGATCGCGATAAAAAATTAACGCATTGATAGTAAAAGGGATTTCATACTTTACGTGAGGGTGATGATCTAAATAAAAAACCAGAGAAAATAAAATA